TTACTTACAACGGGGCGATGCGTGGTGGGTTGGTGACCCATATCTTCGTGGTGTCTGTGGTTGTGGGTAGGTCTGCGGAGCGCACAGCCCAGACTGCTTTGGATGGGTATTTGTCTTATGAGGGTACGACTTCGGTTCGTGCAGCGTTGGAATCGGATCGTTCGTTGGGTGGGGTGGTGCAGAACTTGCTGGTCGAGTCTGCCTCGAATATCTCCACGATGGACGGCAACGATGCGACCTATCTGATGGTTGACTTCCGTGTGGTGGTGTACGCTTAGTTGATACGCAATCCTGCGAGCGTGTAGAGTTTCAGTAGTAAATCTTCGAGTGCCGTGAGGCAGGAGTATCAAATATGGCAAAGCAAGTTCTCACAAACGTAGCGGTCACCTTCGGCACAGCGAACACGGACATCACCTCTTATGTTGCTTCAGTAACGCTCAACCTGTCAAAGGCTGAAGTTGCTACAACTTCGTTCGGTTCATCTGGTGCGGTTACACGCATCGCAGGTCTCGCAGACAACTCGATCACTCTTGAGTTGCATCAGGATTACCCAACGATTGAGAAGTTGTTCTACGACGCTTGGAACGCTGGTACTGCTGTACCTGTGACAGTTAAGCCAAACGGAACTGGTGCTGCTTCTTCAAGCAATCCACAGTACGCATTCAATGTGCTTCCTTTGACTTGGACTCCTGTTGCTGGTGCTGTTGGCGATCTTGCTACCGCATCGGTCACCTATCCAATTGATGGTGCTGTAACTAAGACCGGTACTGGCGCATAATCTTTTCTCACTAAACCTTAACCCTGCGGAGGACAAATGAAAATAGCGTTAGAAGTAACGTCGTCATTGGATCAATCAAAGCGCACCATCATTGCTGCGTTCCCAGATTTCATCGCCTTTGAACAGAAGTTCAGTAAGAGCGTTGCCAAGTTTGAAGCCGAACTAACTCTCACCGATTTAGGTTTCTTGGCTTGGCATTCTGAACATCGCACGAAGCGCACAGGTTTAGATTTTGATTCATGGATTAACGAGATTGAAGCATTGGAGTTGGGTAACCAAGCTGACGCTGTGATCGTCCCTTTGGAGATCAGTCAGCACATTGGATGATTGCGTATCTCTCCGTGGAAACGGGGATATCGCCCTCCTCTTTGCTGGCTGAAGACCCTCGAATGTTGTTCACGATGTTTGCTTATTTGCGTTGGAGAGCAATTCATCTAAACAAGTAGTCTTGCTGTATGGCGGTTTTTGGTAGAGCAGGTCAGGCCACTATTACTGGTGGTAATGATGCGATTCAGATACAAGGTATCTACGAGTTTTTGCGTGATGCTTCTAAGGCTGATAAACGCTTTGATGTTGAGATGCGTAAATCTGCTCAGGTAGTCGCACAGTTGTTGGTTGATAAGGCTAAGGCTGAGGCTGCGACTGTGACTCGTTCTCGCCAGGCGACTGAGGTGATGAAGGGTATGCGGGCTAGGAGTGACCGTATTCCTACGGTGAAGTTGGATCATAAGTCTGGGTTTGTGTCTGCTTCTAATCCGAACCGCAAGCGTAAGCGGAAAGTCACCAGAGGTGATGTGTTCTTTGGTGCCGAGTTCGGTGGACAGGCACGACCTAGGACGAAACAGTTCTTGCGCCATCGTGGACGTTCGGCGTACTTCTTCTGGCCTACTGTCCGTAAGGAAAAGAACAATATCGCTACTCAATATTTGGACGCTATTCAGAAGGTTTTGAATACCCTAAAAGATTCTTGACTTTGGCTGAGTTTCCTGTACCCTCTAGGTAGGAGGGGTTATGGCAGTTCTGTTCAAGAATGTGAAGTCTATTTATCCGAAGCCGTTGGCTTCGTCTTGGGTGCAGTTGAAAGAGCTGTTGTCGTTCCATGAGGAGAACGCAGTCAAGCAGGCTGGGTCGTTGTGGTCACCGGTTGAGTATGACTTGGGTACGACTAGAGGTAACCGTAATGTCAGGTTTGTTGAGGCGTTGGTTGTGGACATGGACGGTGAAGCGTTTGACCATGCACGTCTTGACGGTTTGGAATGGTTTGCGTATTCGACCTATTCGCATCGGTTGGATGATCCTCACTATCACCTTGTTTTGCCGTTAGCGGAGAAGGTGCCTGCGTCGTTATGGCGTGTGGTGTGGCAGGAGTTGCATGACCGTATCGGGTTGGTTGGTGACCCTCAGACTAAAGACCCTGCACGTATCTTCTATCTGCCTCAACACGCACCAGATCAGCCTTTCGAGTTCCATGAGGGTCATGGTGTGTTGTTGGATTCATCGTTCAAGTTGGATGTTGAACCTGTTGTCAATCCTGTGTCGCCTCGTTCAAAGCAGGTGCGTCAGCCTCGTCAGCGTCGTGCTGGTTCAGAGGTATTGGATGAGGCTTGGTGGAATGCGCCTGTAGATATTTCTCGTTGGGACGGCCTGACAGGGAAGGCTTTGTATTCTGCGATGCTTGATGAGTTTGTTGCTTTGCGGAATGGGTTGTCTGTTATTGAGTAGAATCGTCGCATGGCTGGTGAGCGGACGTTCGTTGTTAAGTTTATTTCTGATACCGCTGCAGCCAAAGCAGGGCTGAAACTTCTATCCGGTGACATCAAGGGTTTCGGGAATCAGGTCTCTAAGACTGCTCCGTTGTTTGGGGCTTTAGCGATTGGGGCTACCGCAGCATTCGGTGCTATCGCTGTTGGGATGACTAAGGCAGTCAAGGCTGCGATGGAAGACCAAGCTTCGCAGGCTGAGTTGCAACGTCAACTGGAGAAAACCTTTGGTGCTAATGAGGCGTTGACCCGTTCTGCTGAACGGTATATTTCGGTGACACAACTCCGAACTGGAACTTCGGATACTGAGCTTCGTGCATCGCTTGGCACATTAGTTCGAGCAACAGGTGACCTAGCACAGTCACAATCGTTGTTGAATACTGCCCAAAACATATCAGCATCCACAGGCAAAGATTTAAGCAGCGTCAGCATCGCATTAGCCCGTGCAAGCCAGGGTCAGTTCACCGCACTATCCAAACTTGGTATCCCGCTTGATGAGGCAACCAAGAAATCTAAGGATTTTGAAAAAGTACTTGGATTATTGAACGATCAGTTTGGTGGTGCTGCACAAACCGCTGCAAATACGTTCGGTGGACAGATAAAGATTCTTCAAGGTCAGTTCGGGGAAATCCTAGAAACCATCGGTGCAGCCCTTTTACCGTACCTGCAAAAGTTGTCTGAATACTTGGTGGAGAATGTTGCTCCAGCAGTTCAACGCATCACAGAAGTTATTGGTGAAAAAGGTTTATCTGGCGGTTTTAAGCAGTTGGTTTATGAGTCTGGCAATGCCGGAACCAAAATCATTTCAACGATGAAAGTGATTGCTGGTGCTTTCGCTCTGGCAGTAAACACGGTTGCACCTTTTGTGCATTTGTTGCTGGCTGCTTGGGCTGCATCTCATAATGAGTTTTCTAAAGCTGCAAAAGAATTGAAAGCAGCCGTAACAGAACAAATCCCATTCGATGCCCTGATGATGAAGTTCAACAACCTTTCTAAATCAGGCAATCAATACAGGATGAGTATTCGTGACACCATTAACGAACAAACAAGTTTTAAGGGTTCGGTACAGGAATTGTCTAGCGATACGGGAGGTTTGGGCAAGGTTAAGAAGGCTTTGAAAACTGTGACCGAAAAGTTGGATGAATACAACAAGAGCCTTGGTGTGTCTGAGCGTTTGCAGGACAGGTTGAATAAGGCGAGCAAGTCTGAGGAGAAGTCGCTTGCTTCGTTGACTGATGCGAATACGAACCTGGCTAACGCTAAGGCTAGGTTGGCTCAGATTGAGCGTGGCTTTGGTGCTGGTTCACCGGAGGCTTTGGCTGCGCAGAAGGAGTTGGATAGGGCGCAGAGGGCGCAGGAGCGGGCGACATTTGCGGTTGAGGAGGCTATCTATTCGGTGGCTGATGCTGAGAAGAATCTGGCTGATGTTCGTAAAGACCCTGAGTCTTCACCGATGGATGTTCGTCGAGCAGAGTTGAATCTGGCTGAGGCGAAGTTGTCGGTGAAGGATGCGATTGATTCTCAGATTGATTCGACTAAGGAGTTGAATGACCAGCAGACGTTGCTGAATGAAACTATTTCTGGTGCGACGGTTGGTTCAATTCTTTACGATGAGGCGTTGAAGAATCTGACTGATGCAACTACTGAGCAGGCATCAGCGTTTCAGGCTTGGGAGGATGCGGTCACTAGCACGAAGGAAGCTCAGGATGAGTTCAATAAATCGTTGCAGGCCACAGCTGATTTGATTGCTAAGTATCCGAAGGTTTTGGGTGGGATGCCTAATCCGATGGCTGGGGTGACGAATCAGGTTAAGACGACTGCTGGTGGTGGTTTTGCTGTAGGTGGGAATACTGTTTATGAGGTCAATATCAATGCTGCGATTGCTGATCAGGGTTTGCCGAAGAAGGTTGTGGAGGCGTTGCAACAGTACAATCGGACTGTTGGCAAAGTTCCTGTGGCGACTATTTAGGGGTTTGGGATGTCTGTTGCGATTCCTAATTGTGGGACTTATACGGTTGAGTTGGATTATGGTGCGACAACTAATGCGTTTCTACTTGACGATCCGGTCGCTGGGGTGCTTGACCAAAGCGTGTATTTGTTGGAAGGGTCAACCGATTTTCAGGATGTGACAGCGTTTGTGAAACAGGTGTCTATTAGTCGTGGAAGGCAAAACAGGTTTCGTGATGCAACTGGTCAGCCTTCGACTGCGGTGATTCAGATTGAGGATTCTGATTATCGGTTTAGTTTGGTGAATGAGAGTTCGCCTTATTGGAATAGTGGTAAAGGTCGTTTGGGTTTTGAGTTGAACTCAAATGTGCGGATCAGCCGTAACGGAACATATCTGTTCACAGGTATCATCACCCAATACAGTCAGGTCATTGAGAACCCGAACAGGTCTGTTGTTACGATTAACTGTTCGGATGAGTTGTTTGCGTTGAACAACTTTAAGACTCCAGCGTTGACGGCTGTGGCACAGCGTTCCGATGAGCGGATCACAGCTGTATTTGATGAGGCTGGTTTGTTTACTCGTCCAGGGCAACGTGACCTTGAACCTGGTGAAGCGAACCTTGGTACCGCACCGATAGATGAATCAACATCGGTTCTAGAGTATTTGCAACGTATCAACAACTCTGAGCAGGGACGCATCTTCATTAAAGCTGACGGCACTTTTGCGTTTGACCGTCGCCTCATTGGCGAGTTGCAGGATTTGGATGCTGTGCTATCTGATGCCGGTGGTACCGCTATCCCATATTCGTCGTTCCAGATTGTGAACAACTGACATGGCAATCGTAAGAACATTCAACACCATTGAAGATGTTGGTGGCATTGAGGACACTTATGCTGCACCAACCCCACAACGCACGAACGAGTTCACCCCATCAAACCCTTCAGTAGTGAACACAGTTAACGTCGCTATCGCCCCACCAGCACCAACAACCGTTGACCTGAACACCACCATTGAATACGCTCAAGCAATCGCAGCGGACTCCGTAGCGGACTTCGGTGTACAAGAAACACCAGTCGTCGTCACCCTCCTAGAAACCTTAGATGACGCAGGTGACCTAGCCGAATACCTGATTCGACCTGTACCAGCGTTCTGGTTCGGCAACATCGAAATCATCATGAATGGCCTATCTGATGCGCAACGAACCACCATCACCAACCTTGACATCGGCTCACAGATATCGGTCACCAAATCATTCCCCAGCCCATCAACCCCATCAACGGTCACACAAATCATGGCACTTGAAGGCATCTCCCATGACATCACCCCAGACCGTCACATCGTCACCTTGTACACCAACCCTGCCCGTATCTACACCTACTTCATTCTTGACACCGATGAACTAGATGATGATGCGAAGGCGTTAGCATAAACTGATTATCGGCTAGAGTAGGAGGCACTATGGCAGTCAGACCAACATTCGCACCAGGGGACACCCTCACCGCAGCCAATATGAATATCTTGGCAAACAGTCTCATAACTGTTAACGCTCAAACCGGTACGGCCTACACACCAGGCACCGCCCAAGTCGGACAGCTCACGACAGTCATCAACGCTGCAGGTGGAACCATCACCATCCCAGCGAACGCAACCACCGCATTCGCAATCGGTGACCAACTGAACTTCATGAACCTTGGCACCGCCACCTACACGTTCGTTGCCGGTGGAACAGCCGTCATTCGATCAGCTGGTGCAGCACTCAAACTCTCAACCCAATACGCTGTTTGTACTGTTCTCAAGTGGGATACCGACGCTTGGGTTATGGTCGGCAACGTCACCGCTTAGGTCACAATGCAAATCCTCGCTGCGCCATTCCTCTCAGCCGTTGCTGGTTCCTATGAATCTATTGCTACCACGACTGTTGGTGTAGCAGGACAATCAACTGTCAGTTTTACTTCAATAGCTGGAACCTATAAGCATTTGCAGGTTCGATATATCGCTCGTAACTCTGGTACTGGTGACAACTTTATTGCTATGAAATGGATATTTAATAGTGATGCAACTGCTGTGTATTCAAACCATTACATTTATGGTCAAGGTGGTGGTGTGACTGGTTCAAATGCAACAACATCAGCATCATCTGCTGGTGGTGACGGGCTTATCGGAATGATTAAAGATAACGCTGCTGGATATACAAACATGTTCCATGCTGGAGTATTGGACATCCTTGACTATGCGGATACAAACAAATATAAAACTTGCCGTTTGTTGTGGGGTCAAGATTTGAATGGTTCTGGTCGTGTTGCTTTGCAGTCTGCTAACTGGCGCAAAACAAACGCAATTACACAGATAGATTTTAGTTGTGCGACAGGAAACTTTATGCAATACAGCCAGTTCGCTTTGTACGGGATTAAAGGCTGACCATGACCTCAACCTATGAACCAATCGGAACGCCTCAAACCGTTAGTGGATCATCAACTAACTCAATCACTTTTTCTGGGGTGTCAAGCGCAT